AGAGGTTTTAATATATCTAGATTGTATGGACCTTTTTAGTAAACATGATTTTGAACAAGGTGTTTATTCTTATAGTTGGGATAATAGAAGATGGAATAGATTAATTCAAAATGGTTGGATAGTTGTATGGAGACATAGAAATAGAACAACTCAAAAATATAATATCTATAAAGTTTCTTTTAAATGCAAACAACTTATCATGAGAATGTATAGAATCATGTTAGGAGAAGATGATATACCAACTAGTGCAAGAAGAAATAAATTAATAAAAGGTAATAGCTACACAGATAAAGTACTTACAAAAGCTATATACAATGTAAATAAAGATAAAACAAGATGAAAAAAAGTCCATTAAATTTTGGTTTTGGTGCTCTATTAGGAGGTGGTAGTATTAGAGGAATTGCCGACATGTTAAGATCAAGAAGAAGTAAAAATAGAGTAGGTGGTAGTCAAAATGCTATCATGACTAAATTAAATGAAATTAGTACTAAATTAGATGGTGGAACACCACCAGCTCCTTCAGCTCCACAAGGTCAAACTGCTGGAACAACTGGTTTAGTTAATAGCGCTGCTGATGTAAGTGAAACAATGATAGATCCTACTGAAGTAAACGAAAGCATGATGGGTGAAAATGATGTTGTTAAAGACCAAACTGCATTAATGATGAAAAAAAACAATAAAAAAAAGAAATAATTATGTCACATCACAAAAAATATGATCCTTCAATGGAAAGATTAAAACCAGGAACTAAAGTTGGTATAGTAGGTGAATCTCACGTTTGGGATGGACCTTTAAATCAAGAAGGTAGAGCGCACGGTATGGGTTCAAGTTCTGGTATAACAGGAATGGAAGTTTTAAAAGCACCTACAATGTATAAAGCAGGTCCAATAAGTCAAATAGCTAAGGGAAAATAATATGTATACACAATATAGCAGTCCGTTTTTTAAAGAAGGATTTCCAGAAATAAAAGAAGAAAATAAAGGTAAGTTTACAGCTTGGGCTAAAAAGAACGGCTTTAAAGATGCATGTTCTGCAGCTTCAGCAGTAATGTCAAGTAAAGATAATTATAGCGAAGAAGTTGTTAAAATGGCTAATTACGCTAATAACTTTGGTTGTAAAAAATAAGATATGTCAAATCACAAAAATATAAAACTTAAAAAATCACCAGAACTTAACCAACAAACTAAAGATAGTTTACAAGGTGAGGCTTGGAAATACGGTAAAGCTTTTTATAGCCCTAAACATAAGGTGAATGTAGATCCAGAAGATGGAGTATTATCAAACAGAGTGTTTTACAAAGATGGTTCTGAGTTAAAATATGAATCTATCGATAAACCTTTTGACGAAAACAATTCAGCTCCTACTAATTTTTCTACTCCTTTTATGGCTAAAAGCCCATTAAAAGATACATCTATATTACAAGAAGATCAAAAAGATCAAGGAACTCCTTGGTCTAAATATAATAGTGATGATATAGCTGCTAACAAAGGATCAGGTAAACCTCTTCCAAAACAACATTTTAAAGGTCAAAGAGTTTATCCAAACGAAAACGACGCTTGGCAAACAGATGAGCAGGCTCAAGCAACAGAAGATTTAGAAAATACAGATAATTAAGATATGAAAAGTAATTCACCATTTCAACAAAATAGCTGTGCTAAAGCTAGAAAAGAGTTTAAAGCTGGTTACATGAATAGAACTAATAAAACTCCAGAAGAAAATTTAGCAGAATATAATGCAGAAAAAAATGAGTTTCATTGTAACAAAGACACTAACTTTAAAATGAAGCTTAGACCTTCAGGTGATGATGACATTCCTCATACTGATAAACAAATTAGAAAAGCTAAAAAAGAAAAAAAGAAAGAATCATGAGTTCACCATTCCAAAAAGCATTTAGTTCTAAAAGCCCTTTAAAAAACGGAGAAAAAACTTTATACTCTGAAGCTGATTGGCATAAAGTTGCTTCAGTTAATGATAAATACGCTGTAGATTTAGGTACAGTAAAAAGTTCTAAACCTAAAAAATCAGAACTTGGAGGTTGGGATAGTAAAGAAAAATCATTTTCATTTAAATTAAATGAGAGTGATAAAAATTTAATAAATTCTTTTAAAGAAGCAGGTAAGATGGCACAATCAGGTGGTCCTTACACAAAAAGTTAAAATATAAATATAAAAAATAATAAAATGAGTTCACCATTTCAAAAAGCCTTTTCGGCTAAGTCACCTCTTGGGAATCACAAAAAGATCCAAAGACAAATAGATATGTTAAGAAACAAACCTGAAAAAGCTGAGAAAAAAGGATTAAGCTCTGAAAGCGGTGGTGGTATTGATTATGAAACTATTGAAAAATTACAATCTCAATTACCAGAAGCAAAAGCATCTCACAACCCACCTAGAACGGAAGAAAGTGATGCTAAAATTAGAGAAGATGAAGATGCTGCTCAAGGATCTGCTGCTGAAATGCGCAGTCCTTTAAAAAAAAACTCTCCACTAGAAGGTAGTTATTATAGTCCAGCCGGTGAAACATATGTTTCTCACGTGGGTATGATTCAAAATGCGGTTGGAGCTGTGCAAAAAGCTTTGGATTCTTATATGACTGAAAGTGATGAGAATAAAGCTAAAAGATTACAAGCAAGAGTGGATAGTAGAATTAAAAGATTTGATCACGAAACTGATGACGAAGGTAATGTTATGGGCACAGATACAAGTTTTATAAATGAAAAAACTCAAGAATTACAAGATAGAGCTACACAACATTTAGATAACGCGGAAACTAGTAAAAGTAACGCTCAGTTAAAAAAATTAAAAGCTGCATTAACTGCAGGAACAATAACACAAGCACAATACAACGAATTAATAAAATAAACAATGGGACATAAAGGACACTGGGGCGAATATACTGGTAACGCAAAATGGTCAAAAGATCACGCTCATACAAAAGTTACTAAAGGTAATTACAAAGCTTCAGAAAGAGATGACGCTGCACATATAGATTATCTTAAAAGAGATATTAAAGATGATCAAAAATTTCATGTGAAAGACAAAGATGAGAAGCAAACTGCTGATGAAAAGCATATATCTAAATTAGCAGGTGATATGAAGTATGATAAAGAACATCATGGTTCACCAGCTGCTTACGGAGATGGACTTAAAAAACGTATTGCTAGAAAACAAGAACAAGTTGATGCTGCAAAAGCTTCTTTTGGAACTGACAATGTTGATAAAAGTTTTGATAGAAAATTAAAATCTCTAAAAAGAAAATTAAAAAGAGCAGATAAACGTGGAATAAATATAGAAAGCTATGATACTAGAGACGCTTCAGGTGTAGGAATTACCAAATCACCAGTTAAACACAACTCAGCTTCTGGTAGAAGTCATATACATAGTAAATATCACACTTCTTATGAAGGAGATGCTACTTTTCCTAAAGATAAAAAGAAAGGCGGACCAGTTGTAAAAGGAGATCACGGGCCAAGTAGATTTAAAAAACAAAAACAAGAAGCAGAAGCTAATAAAGAAAATAAAGAAAAATAACTAAAATAACTAAGCAATGAACTCACCATTAAAAAATCAAAATAAGGGATACGAATCCCCAAAACAAGAAAAAGCAAACTTGATGCATGATAATCCAATAGCAAAAGACGCTAGTGGAGGAAGAGATAAATCTTTTATGTCTAAGCATTCAAAATCAAGAATGTAACAGTACGAGAACTGTTTAAAACTCGAGTCAAACAATAACAATAACAATAACAAAAACAAAACAAAATGGCAAAATTTGTAAAATTTAAAATTTCTAACGGTACTACTTTAGCTGCTGGTGGAAACTACGCAAGAGACGTACTCGTTAATATTGACGATATTGAAAACGTAGCTGATGCTGTAAATGGTGGTGTTTATACTGCAATTGTAACACTAAAAGGTATTGTAGGATTAGAAGCTGGTCATGCTAATGGCGCTACTGTTCCTGCTGGTACTATTGGTGGTAGAATACTTACTTTAACTGTATCTACTTCTGCTACTGCTGCTGTAAATCCAACAGCTATTACAGTTAGTGGAAACATGCCTTCGCAAGCAATTATGAGAGCTATGACTGCAAACCCAGGTGGTGTTGCTGCAAGTGCTCAACTAGGCTTAGATGGTGGTGGTGTAAGACCAGCTGATGACCAAATGTATTGGTCAAGTGCTGTATTCACTTCTGACAACACTTTATAAACTAAATAATGAAATCTAGAGGTTTAGGTGACAACATAGAGAGGTTTACAAAAGCTTCAGGTATCAAAAAGTTAGTTGATAATGTATCAAAAGGTTTAAACATTCCCTGCGGCTGTTCAGGTCGTAGGGATGCTTTAAACAAAATGTTTCCTTCAAAAAAATAATTATGGCTTTTAAACTAAACAATCCTCCGTATACTAAAAAAACTCCGGTATATCATGTACCTATGGAAGATGGTGTAATGGGTAAAGCTAATAATAATGGAACTATTATTATAAATAAAGATGTAGATCCTGAGCAAGCAGAAAAAGTAGTAGCTCATGAAGAGGTTCACATTGATCAAATGAAAAGAGGTGATTTAAATTATGATGATGAAAACGTGTACTGGAAAGGAAAGACATATCCAAGAAGCGAAATGAATGAAGGTGATTCTGCTTTACCTTGGGAAGATGAAGCATATAAAAAAGTAGTATGAGTAAAAAGAAATTCAAAGACACAACCGTTGGACAATTATTGTTTGGAGCAGCTTCTGTAATAAATCCTACTTTAGGAAATATATTACAAGGCGTAACTTCACCAAAAGAGGCTATTGAAGCTATTACTAAAGCCGATGCTCCTGCAGAGGATAAGGTAAAACTACAACAAATAATATACGAACAACAAACAAAAGAAATAGAAGCTATCACATCTAGATGGAAAGCGGATTCTATGTCTGATTCATGGCTAAGTAAAAATGTACGTCCACTAGTATTAGTGTGGTGTATAGTTATATTTTCAATGGCAGGAATTTTAGACAGTATAGAGACGCTACCATTTCATATAAATGAATTATGGAATGATACTTTCGAGAAAATAATGATGTCAGTCGTCTTAGCCTATTTCGGTGGACGAACGACGGAAAAAGCAAGTAATATATTTAAACAAAAATAAAAATTAAAATGGGATATTTTAGCAAAGCAATAGCTATAACAAAAAGCGATACAATAAATACTCTTCCAGCATGGGAATTTATGAATCAAACTGGAACTCTAGGTACTTACTTAGCAGGTTCTTTAATTTATGTTGGAGGTGCAGGAGATGTTAATGTTATCCCTGCAGGAACAGTAGGTGTACAAAACACAGTAATATCTTTAAGTATGATTAACGATCAAAGAGGTACTAACTATACAGCTGCTAATAACGTTGCCACAACATCAACTGGTAGTGGATCAGGTTTAACAGTTAATACTACCGTTGCTTTTCAATTAGTAACTGCTGTTGCTGTAGGTAATAGTGCTGGTAGTGAATACAAAGTAGGTGATATAATAACAATTACTGGTGGTGACGCTAATGCTAAAGCTACAATAACAGAAATAAAAAGTTTATTACCTGTTGTAGGAGATGGAGTTGAATTTTCTGGATTAGACGCGGGAGATATTGTACCTATATATGTTGATTACGTATTAAGTACAAATACTAGCGCTACATTGTTAGTAGCTGGTAGAGAATCATCTATGTAAATAATTAATATACGGGTGACTATATAAATAAGAATAATAACAAATTAAATTAAATTAAAATTATGAGTAAAGAAATTAAAAAAATTACTGACGAGCAATTAGAAAAAGTAAATAAACAGCAAAATGAACTTAGTGAATTACTAAGATCATTAGGTGTATTAGATGTTCAAAAACAAAATTTACATCAAAAAATTAGTGATCTTTCTAAAGTTATTGAAGAAACTAAAAAAGAATTAGAGGAAGAATATGGTTCTGTTAATATCGATTTAAAAGACGGATCATATACTGACATCGAAAAAGAAGATGCAAAGTAATATTAGAAAAATCAGTATTGGATCTGATTATAAAAATGATGCCATGCATTACGCGATTGGACAACAGGTCTATGGTGGACATGATATAGCTTATATCGTATATGATGAATCCGATAATTCTTATAATATTTATATAAAGAAAAACAATGAGGTGTTGCCTTGGAAGAAGTTTAATTCTAACATGGCAATATCTGTTGAGTATGATTTAGAATACTAATGAAAAGTTTATATGATTTTATTATACAACCTTTAGGTGATAAATATAGTAACACGGTAAAGATTGGAAACAAAAATATTGTTGTTAATACTAAAATTGAAAACTGGAAGTTTGTAAATAGATTAGCAATAGTAAAACAAACTCCTTTAGCTTTTAATACTAAAATAAAAGTAGGAGATATTGTAGTAATTCATCAAAATGTTTTTAGAACCTTTTATGATATGAGAGGTGAAAAAAAGAAAAGTAGATCTTACTTTAAAGATGATTTGTATTTTTGTGCTATTGATCAGGTATATTTATATAAAAATAAAGAAGGTTGGCATAGTTTTGGCGATAGATGTTTTATAAAACCTATTAAAGATACTGATGATCTAACGTTAGATAAAGAGAAAAAGTTAATTGGCATATTAAAATATGGTAATAACTCATTAAACGCACTTAATATTAACCCAGAAGACTTGGTAGGTTATACGCCGAATGGAGAATGGGAGTTTTTAGTAGAAGGAGAGCGTTTATATTGTATGAAATCAAATGATATTGTTATAAAGTATGAGCGTAAAGGAAACGAAAAAGAATATAATCCAAGCTGGGCGAGTAGCAGTTAAAGAATTAATTAAAGTTGCTAAAGAACCCATTATAGATTTTGGACCAGATATTTCCGCAGATAGATTAAAGAATGCTGCAGCTACTAAAAAATTAGCAATATTTGATGCTTTTGAGATTTTGAATAGAATACAAGAAGAGCAAGATATGTTAGAAAATAAACCTAAAGAAGTGAAAAAAGAAACTACTTTTAAAGGTTTTGCAGAAGGGAGATCTAAGTAATGTACGAGCAAACTTTATATAAAGTATTACCTAATTATATTAAACCTAAAACTCTTAAAAAACAAAATAAATTTAAGAAGTGGGAGTATGGATATAATGAAGATCACGATATGGTGATTATATCTAAAACAGGTGAAATAGGTGAGGTATATGAAATTCAAAATTTAAAAATAGCTTTACCTAAAAAAGAAAAGGTTCATAAATTTGAAAATGATAGATGGAGTAAAACTGAATATCCTAAAGCTTTAAGTAAAATTAAAACGGTTTTTGATTGGAAACAATATCCTCAAGACTTTAAAGAAAAGTGGTTTGAATATATTGATGAAGAATTTAAAAAACGTGAAGAAGGTTATTGGTTTTATAACAATGGAAAAGCTACTTATATTACAGGTACTCATTACATGTATCTACAATGGTCTAAAATTGATGTTGGAGCACCAGATTATAGAGAAGCAAATAGATTATTCTTTTTATTTTGGGAAGCTTGTAAAGCTGATATAAGAGCATATGGAATGTGTTATCTTAAGAATAGACGTTCTGGATTTTCTTTTATGGCTTCAGGAGAAGTTGTAAACTTAGCTACAATATCTAGTGATTCAAGATATGGAATACTATCTAAAACAGGTCCTGATGCTAAAAAAATGTTTACCGACAAAGTAGTTCCAATATCAGTTAACTATCCTTTCTTTTTTAAACCGATTCAAGATGGTATGGATCGACCTAAAACAGAATTAGCATATAGAGTACCTGCTTCTAAATTTACTAGAAAAAGTATAGAATCAGGAAGTGAGGATTTAGAGCTACAAGGTCTTGATACAACGATTGACTGGAAAAATACAGGGGACAATAGTTATGATGGTGAAAAACTAAAACTATTAGTACATGATGAATCTGGTAAATGGGAAAGACCAAACAATATATTAAACAATTGGAGAGTTACTAAAACTTGTTTACGATTAGGTAGTAGAATTATTGGTAAATGTATGATGGGCTCAACATCAAACGCTTTAGATAAAGGTGGTAGTAATTTTAAAAAATTATATAATGATTCAGACGTCACACAAAGAAACCGCAACGGACAGACTCGTTCGGGACTCTATA